AAGCGTCCTTTCGGGCTTTCATGGCACGAACATAAGGAATATCCGCACCCTCGGATATAGCCAACATGGTAGCCCTATATCTGCGTTCACCATCCACCAATTTGTATTTCTCGTTACCCTCATCATCTTTAAAGGCTATAACCGTCAGAGGATTTAAGACACCTTTTGCCTTTATTTGCTCTTTCAGTTCGTCAAGGTCAAAATCACGTCTTACATTGAAACCGTCCACAACCACGATATTACGGGGGTCAATCAAAAATAGGTCTGTATTCTTTGTTTTATTCGTTTCCATACTATCAATATTTGAATGAAGTAAAATGCACTACCACACCCTCAAATACATTACTTTTGGAGTTGCCAAAGAACCACTCTACAAAGTTTTCAACGCTCAAACCGTCATTCTTTGCCACAACTTCAACGGGGACTTTCTTATTGTCAATCCATACTTGGGGTACGGTATCATCGCTTCCATAGGTCATAGTAATATGCTGTAAACCTATCTTCTCATACCGGGCAAATTCCCGTTGCTCTGAGTTGTACGGTCTTCCCGTCCATTCACGCACTGAAAGATATTTTTTGCCGGATGCTATATCTTTATATCTCTTATCCCACACGCCATTTTTATTGTAGCGTATAGTATGTATCTTCTTATGCTCTTTTAGTTTACCCTCAAACTCTGTAGGCTTTCCAGCCAAAGAATGTGTAACTGGGAATGCACGGCATAAGGTCACAACCACTTTTTTCTTTTCTGATTTTTGGTGTTGCATAGTTTTATTATTTACTTGGTGTATTACTTGCTGAATAATAAGCAAGCGTTATCACATCCCACATTTCGCTCACAATGGCAAACGAAAATGTCTTATCCGGGTGGGTACTACTTGGCATATCCAGCATTTCTTTTTGTATCGCCTCGTTCCAATAATGGCAATCGGGCGTGTAGTTAGATTGAAAGCTATTAATGCTTGCAATAAGTTCGTTGTAATACGCTTCACCGAAAGCATTAATGAGCTTTGTTTTGTTTCTGAGCGCAAATCTCATTTCCGATAGCTTTTTTGACTGTAGTGCAGCCGTTCAAACATTTCTTCCATCCTATCAGCAATACGCTCTCCGTATCTGTCGCCAAATTCCTCATCTGCCAAATTGGAAGTGGCTATAGTGAATAGCTGCCTGTCATATCGGGCATAGATTAATTCAGTAACCGGTGAAAACTCGTTGCCCCAACTTTTCACGCTTGCTGGTTCAGTGCCCACATCATCAATAAACAAAAGTTCTTGATTCTTTAGCTTGTTGAAATAAGTCGGGTCATCGGCTATTGACTTGGCAAGGTTCAGAGCTGATATGCGGTACACTCCCTTTCTTTCGGAAGATAAATCACTATTGTACAAGATACCTATAATGTTGCATATCGCCTTTGCAAGCGTGGTTTTACCACTCCCTACCGTACCATACAGAAGCAAGCCGAACTTTCCGTTTCCGCAAAGGAACTTAGCCGCTTTGCCTATCTTTTCCAACGTGGCTTCATCCGAAACATACTTCATGTTTCTGCGCTCAACTTCTGACTGATAACACATCCTTAGCATTTCCGCTATGTCCTGTTCGGGAAACTTCTCAATCTTAAAGCGTGTCCCTAAAAGTCCTCTTTGCGCTTGGTTTGCCAATATCTGTTGCAGCCGTTGTACCAGTTTGTTGTCCATATCTATTCATATTTTCGTAATACTTATCTTTTACCCAGCCCCTAATAGTCAGGTAATCGGATTTATACTTCTTACCCTTAGAACCTTTGTAATTGTTGAGAATATCAATCATCGCTTTAGCGGCTTCTTCGCCATATTCGGTACATAATTTTGCATATTCATCACGTGTCAAAGTAACGTAATCAGCATAATTGTACTTCTTGGCTTTTTTAATCTTCCGCTGTTGTTCATCAGTCAGTGGCGGTGGATTCTCCGGCAAATCATCGGGGAATAGGTCTGCTTGCGCCCCTTGTTGCGTTTCAGCCGTTGGGGACGGTGTATGTGGCGTTTCTATCGGTGGCGTTTCCACAAGCGCATCAACTTTGGCTAATATCCGTTTTCCCATCGTTACACCACCTTTTTTCCCAGCCTCAGACCGTTTTATCCGTATTGATTCCATCTTAACCATATCAGCGTTGTACAAAGCCCCATCATGTCTTACAGACAATAATTCAGCGTTAATCAATGATTCTATCAGCTCCTTTGTTCCACTTCCGTAAAGGGCTTCCAATTCATCAACCGTGTATGCACCGCCAATAGGTTTCAGCATAACCCCACGCTCTATACTCACCCACATACAGCAAAGCATATCCAGCCACAAACCCTTACAAGCGAATGACAACCTCATAGCCGCATTGTTGGATAACCAAGCGGTAGCATCGAAAGGCATAGGCGGTATGATTTTCTTATTAGCCATATTATGAGCTGTTATAAGTGGGGGATTGCTCCCCCACGATATAGTATTTAGATTTCAAGAATAGCAATGTCCGGGGCAATGGCACGAATACCATCCAACACCTCATCAATACACTTATCTCTGTAGTCCTCTGCCAGTTCGTTAGCACCGGGCGAAACAAGTTGCAACAACACATCACCATTAGAAAGATAGTGGTCAAACTCAACTTCAATAGGTGTTTTTGCAGTTCCCTTGAAAATAGCAATATTAATCGTGAAACTCTTGGGCAAATTGCTTTCTACCTGTGAACGGTACACCTCAGCCATAGAACCGGACGGGTCACGTTGTTTCTGAATTTCAGTCTTGGCATTTGCCGTGAAGTTCTTTAACACTGAAACGAGTTTCATACAATCTTCTTTTTGCATGAATACACCACGATTCAAACGCAAGAACTGCCCCAATTTAGCCGGATTCCAGCCACGTTCTCCATCATTGATACCGAATTTTGAAAAGACTTCCGATAGTTCCACCGTACCTACAAAAGTATTTTTGGTGTAATAATCATCCTCATTCACGGTAAGTGTGATACTCATTTTCTCACGGTTTACCTTAACATTCGCACGCTTTTGGTCGATGGTGTCAATACGCTTTTCCAACCAATCCAACGGAGTTCTGATGACACCTGAAACAGAAATACTTTCCGGTTGCTTAATGGGCAATTCGTCTAATGCCTTAGAAGCATTACCAATCCTGTACACTACTTCGATAGGTTTTTCACCCTTGTACTCACCGATGTTCACGGTTAATCCTTTTTCTTGATTTTCCATTTTGAAATGTTTTAATTATTAATACTTAATCGTCAGTACCCGTTTTATCCGAACGGA